TATTGTTCGTGGCGTGGCCATGTATTTAGATGGTTCAGGCGTACCATATGCAGGGTATTGGACGATGGTTCGTGACACCACTGTATATCAGGTCATCATGCAAATCAAAGACCCCGCCACCCTTACATCTGCTAATTGGAACGCCATCAAGTTGATGCATTACGGCTGGCAGCAAAGCCCGCATACGGGATACTGGCACCGTCTTTGCGATACGACAGGTACACGAGCGGCGCAGGTAGCTGTGTCAGCGTCTCTTGGGGGCAGTCTAACGACGATAGCCAGCGCCGATGACAACGCATGGATACTGGCATCCTTTACCTTCTCCGCTGCACATTATTATATTGGATGGACAACTGGCAGTGCGTACTGGGATGACGGCACGCCGGCAGTATACACTAATTGGCATTCTGGGCAGCCGGACGGCTCTAGCGATGAAGCGGTCGTCTTTGATGCGTTCACAATGACGGGGCAATGGTACGACACTTTGCCAACTGACCTTAAACCGTCGCTCATGCAAATCAAAGACCCCAGCAGCCTCACGGATGCTAATTGGGACGCCATCGAGGCAATGGGGGCACCATGAGTAAATGCATTAATATCTGCGCTGGGCAAATGCGCTATGAAGCATTGATTCGCGCCGAAACACTGGCCGACGACGCGCTGGGCAAATGCGCTATGAAGCATTGATTCGCGCCGAAACACTGGCCGACGACGGCGCTGGCGGTAGCATAAAAACATGGACAGATAAATTCACGATTCGATGCTCGGCAACTCAAAAGGCTGGCGGCGAAAAATGGCTACAAGAAGACTTGCGAAGCCCCGCTCATGTTGAGTTTACCACGCGCTATCGTGATGATATTACAGAAGCGGATCAGCTCGTATTCAACGGCGAGCAGTACGACATCTATAGCCTCGACAATGTAGAATTTCGCAATCGCTGGCTTGTCGTAAAGGGCGTCCGGAGGGTGGCGCAATGAGTGCGATTGCCGTAAAGACAAATATGCCTGAGTTCCTCGGCGAACTGGAAAAGGTTGGATCTGATACGCAGTTCGCGCTTCGGGGTGGGCTTAATCGTGCTGCTGTATTAGTTCAAAACACGGCTGTGAAAAGCATCCAGAAAAGCAGCGGGAAATTCAAGCCATACAGGGTTACTAAGGGTGGAGATATTCATTGGAGTTCTCCAGAAGGCGCGCCGCCAAACTCTAACAGCGGCGACCTTGCTAAAATGTTACTGATAACTGAGAACATACAAAATAAGCTGCATCCATTCGTGACCGTAGCCAGTACAGCGAAATATTCTATGATGCTCGAAATGGGCACCACCCACATGGAGCCACGACCATTTATGCAGCCTGCTCTTGATGCAAACAAAAAGAAAATACTCGCCATCATGCGCGCAGCACTTCGCAAGGGGCTCACATAATGCAACTCAAGCAAGCAGATATATTACGCGCGCTGGCGCAACGCCTGCAAAACGACGCGGGCCTATTGGCTATCGTTGGCACTGCCGACGGTGTCAAGAATCATTTGCCGCAAGATGCGCCGCTTCCATATGTGCGCTTTCGTCTTTCTGATTCTGATGCATGGGACTGCAAGACGAGTCGCGGCGGCATTAGTGGAACTATTGTTTGCGACTGCTGGACGCGCGAGCATGGCGATTTAGAGGCGCTGGAGCTTGCCGATGCATGTATAGCAGCGCTGGCATTTCAGCCGCTTACATTGCCCACAGGACAGCAGATGTTAATATGCAGGCACGAACGAACGAGTATCACAATAGAGACGGATGGGCAAACGCATCACGCTGCCGTTTCTTTTAATCACCTATCCTACGAGGGGTAAAATCATGGTAGAACATTTCAAGGGCGCACTCTTTCTTATCCAAGTCGAGGACGCGCTACTTTCTGACAATTATATTGATATTGCATGCATGGTTTCGACTAGCATGTCTGAGTCCACTGAGGAAATTGATGTCTCGGCAAAGTGTAATTCGCCATACAAGCATCTCATGGAAGGCGGCACTCAAAGCATGTCGCTCTCCATGAACGGCCCGTTTAACAATGACGAGAGCATGGGCATCATGATGGAGGCGTCTAATGCTGGCTCAATTCTTAACTATAAAATAACAAGCGGTGCTGGCGACCTGTACGCCGGTGCTTTTCTTATCACCTCTTGCGAGCGCAGCGGCGATAACAATGCCGCCGAGCAGTACAGCCTGAGTCTCAGCAGTGCTGGAGCTATCGCATACACACCGGTCACACCACCTGCACCATAAATAAAACAAATCCACCATAGTCTTTCTGAAAGGGGCTACCTATGGCAAATCCATCACGCGGCGAATGCGAGATCATTATTAATAAAAATGTCTACACGGCAAAGGCCACAGTGAATGCGGCCTGCGATGTTGAAGACAAAACGGGCCTATCTGTTTATGCTATTGGCGAGGGAATGTCCTCGCTGAATGGGTATAAAATAAACACTGTTGCGGCATTGCTTTGGGCTGCAATCCGCGCTGGCTTTGATGATGCAGGTAACGCACCTACATTTATTGAGGTGCGTGATGACATATTCATTGCTGGCGTGAGCACCTTTGCGGAACCGTGCGCAAAGCTCATTTCTTTTTGGACGCTCAGTAATGAGCAGACACGAGACATTGAGGATGCGCTAAAAAAAACCTCAAGCGATTAGCCGAAAACGGAGAATCGCAAAAAGTCATATCTGAAATGCGTGAACGCGCTGATGATATACTTGATGGGGCCGAGCTTTGGGAACGCTATGCTGCAAGTCTGATAATAGACTTCGGCATAGCGCCTAATGATGCATGGAGCATGTCTATAGGCGAGTACTGGATGCTGCACGGCTACAAGTACAACGGCAATAAAAAGCAGGTTGGCAAGACTATATCCAGAGAACAAGGCTTGGCGATGTTCGTCGAGATGCGCGAAAAGGGACTTATCAAGTAAGGCGAAGTCATGGCAGATGCAGCGGCAGAACTATTTATACGGATTGAGGCAGACATGGCCGACCTTAAGCGCGAGCTTAAGGGTGCTGGAAAGGCTGCCAAGCGCGCCACTGACGGCATCAAGCAAGGCTTTGCTAAGGCTGGCATGGCGGCTAGCGGTATGGCTGGCAAGCTGGCAAAGGTTGGCATTGCTGCCGCTGGCATTGCTGCTGCATTTGTGAGCGTTCGCACGGCTATGAAAACACTTGAAGAAGTGGATGCTTTGGCGAAGACTTCCGACCGCTTAGGCATTACAACTAAAAAACTGGCAGGGCTTCAACTTGCCGCTGAACTCACCGGCGGCAGTGTTAGCGGCCTCTCCACATCGTTGCAGATGGCTGCTCGCAATATATCAGATGCAGCAGATGGCACGGGAACAGCATCGGATGCGCTTAAGAAAATGGGCATAGATGCAAAAGAGCTGCAGGCGCTGAGCCCCGATAAACAGCTAGCGGCAATAGCTGATGGAATGAATAAGTTAGGAACGCAGGGCGAAAAAGTGTCCGCTTCAATGGACATATTCGGACGCAGTGGCGCGGATATGGTCAACATGCTTGCGGGTGGATCGAAGGCCCTAGAGGATGCGGCAAAAAAAGCGGAGGCATTCGGCCTAGCAATATCCCGCCAAGATGCTGCAGGCATTGAGGGCCTTAATGATGCGCTCACAATGATGGGGTCGCTCTTTGATGGAATCGCCCGCAAGTTCATTGCGGATCTTGCCCCGTCCATTGAGGCGCTTGTGACGATGACGACCAATTGGGGATTATCGGTAGCGACTACTGGCGACATGACGGACACCGTAATTGACGCCATAGGAACTGGCATCAAGTGGCTTGGAAATATCACCGCTGGCATGGCCGTTATCTGGGACGGCATCAAGGTTGCTATCGGCAGCGTATCCGTTGCCTTTTGGTCAACAGCAAAAGTGGTGGCACAGGTTGTCGCTATAATAAAAGACAAGTACAATGCGCTGGACAATTACATAGGATGGGTGGCTTCTGGCTGGGGGTCCATGTTTGAGGCGGTATGGCAGGGCATCGTGCAATCGCTTGGCTCTGCTACTGAGTCAATGATGGGCATAATGGGCAGGGCAATGCGTAGCATGGGCGAGACTATTGCCAGCACAGGCATCAAGGGCGTGGCAGATTTAGGGCGCAGCATTCAAAACGCCGGTGGCGATATGATAGTAATGGGAGTGAGGGCCAAACAGGCAATCGGCGGCGACCTCGCAGGCGCCCTTGCTGATGTTGACGAAAAAGCCAAGGGGGCTAACGCGGCACTCGCAAACCTCACCTCTCTGAAAATGCCCGCAATTGATACGAGCACTATCGACGCAAATATAAAAGAAGCTCAGCGTTTCACGCAAGAGTCAGCCTCAGACCTACGAACCTCTGTTGATGCAGCCCGCCCAGACGAAGAAGGCAACACTGTAGGCGATAAGATGCGTACTCAGTTTCAAGACCTCGTTGCAGCAAACGAAGAGCGCAATGCGCTTGTTGCTGAGACTGTTGCCGCAGGGCGCGAGGCGGCGGCGGTGGCAACTGCCGAGGCAGACGCATCGACGGAAGAGGGGGCCAAGCGGCACGAAGCAAACCTTTCTACCATCAAAAAAGAAGGCGACGACACCCGCGTTAAGTTCACCGACTTAACAGGTAATCAGCAGCTTTCTCTTGTCGGCGATACGCTGGGCCAGATCGCCAGCGTAATGGACAAGGAAAATAAAACACAGTTCAAAATTGCCAAGGCCGCTGGCATTGCGCAGGCGACCATAAGCACATTCCAAGGCGTTAATAATGCGCTAGCTAATGTTCCGTACCCGTTCAATTTTGTAGCAGCGGCTACCGTTGCGGCAGCTGGGATTGCCAATGTATCCAAGATAAGCCAACAGCAGTTTGGCGGTGGTGGTGGCGGTGGGGCATCTGCTGGCGGCGCTCCAGCGGGCGGAGGCGGCGGCAGTGGTGGTGGTGGTGGTGGTACGCCAAACGCAGAAGCGGCGCCACAGCAAACACAATTCAATATTGGTCTTACTGGCTCAAGTTTCAGCGGCGAGCAGGTACGGGCCTTGATTGGTGAGATAAACGACCAAACTGACGACAATGTAGAACTGAGGGCCACAGTCCAATGAGCATATGCGCGCTTCCTGCCATCCTGTACGATAACGCCGCAAGAGACGCTGGTGTGTCTCCCGTTTATTCTGGATCCATCGTGTCGGGCTTTGAGCCGATCAATGCAAGCGACTGGCGCGACTTCTCGCTATTCCGCGCGGCATCTGGCACATCGACCCTTGATTATGCAATGGCCCAAGATCGCGCTATTGATTCCGCGTGCATCTATCTGGCGACCATTTGCGCAGGAACAATTACGCTGCAGTATGAGAGTTCGCCAGCGGTCTATACCACACTCGCAACATGGAACAATGCATCGGTTGGCGTGCATATGCAGCAGCTCGCATCTGTGACGGTACTGGCTGGCCGCAATGTTCGCTGGTTGTTTAGCCTCACTGGCCTCACTGATATTCGACAGCTTGCCGCAGGGCCTGCGTTGATCATACCCATAGGGCAACGCTCTGGCCTCAATCCTCCCACGCTCACGCAAGGCATCGTGGTCAACAATACCATAGCGACCAATGGCAGCATTATAGGCCGCAGCATCCGCCGTATGGATCGCAAGACGCAGCTCAGTGTTGAATACATCACACCAGAGTATGTACGCACCACATGGGAATCATTCGCACAGCATGCAGTCACTAAGGCATTCTTTTACTCATGGGACTATCAGACATACCCCGATGAGGTGACAATGAGCATTGCCGAGAGTATCGGCGCTCCCGAGAACATGCCAAATCCGCGATTTATGAAAGTTGATTGGCCTTTGAGGCATCTAGTGTAATGGCTTACGATGATGTAAAAAAAGAGTTTGGTCGTGAGCCAGTCTATTATATCGAAATAGACGCGGATTATTGCGGCAATACTTACGGGACAGGTCTATGTACGGCTATTGGCACAGGGCCATTCAAGTGTTTTAACACATTCAAGACCTGCCAAGATACGCCACACTTTGCCAATCAAATAAAAGTCTATCGTTTTGCAAGCAAGCGCATTGATGAACTGCAACAGGCGGGCGATGCCGTTACTTTTCCAACGCTGCAAACAATAGGCACCACCCCGACGAAGCTTGATCCAAGCAACGGGCTCGGTGCTCGCTCTACGCTCAAGCTGAGCGTAGCAGATCACCCGTGGACAGATGCAGGCATAGACCCTTATCTTTCTGAGCGCACAGAAGATGC